CACAGCAGTCAATTAAAAAATATGTTGACGATCAAGTCATAGAAGGAATACTAGTTGAGGGTACTGCAAACGAAGTTAATGTCAGTGTAAACGCAGGAACTTTTACTGTAGGAATTACGAGTGCATTAGATGGTACTTTGCAAATTTCTATGGGTTCTACTGATACAAGAAATTTAGCAGAAGGAAGATATATGTATGATGTCTTAGTAAGTTCGGGAGCAACTTACTATAACTTGGTTAATGGAAATGTGTATGTATATCAGGGTATTTCCTCCGCTCCATAAATACTTAAAAAGTAGTGAATAGATGGCACAACCTGCAAGTAGGACAGACCTCATAAACTATTGCAAAAGACAGTTAGGTGCTCCTGTCTTAGAGATCAACATCGCAGATGAGCAGGTGGATGATCTGGTTGATGATGCTCTGCAGTATTTTCACGAAAGACATTTTGATGGTGTAGTACAGACGTTTTTAAAATATAAAATTACACAAGACGATATTGATAGAGGTAGAGGAAAAGGAAGCAATAATCCTGTTGGTATTGTAACAACCACCGCAACATCAACAGTTGGGATTTCTTCTACTTTTTCTTTTGAAGAGAATAGCAACTTCTTACAGATTCCACCTGCTGTACTTGGGATTAATAAGATTTTTAGATTTGACGGATCAAATACTGTTACTAATAACATGTTTAGTGTTAAGTATCAGTTATTCCTGAATGACGTTTATACATTCAGTTCGACTGAGATTTTGTCATATGCTATGACAAAAAGATATCTTGAGGATCTTGATTTTGCACTTGGAACAGAAAAATATATTAGATTTAATAAAAGACAAGATAGACTTTACTTAGACTTTGATTGGGGTGCAGCAAGTAAAGATGATTATTTGATTATTGATTGTTATAGACTTATTGATCCGAACGATTTCACCAGAGTTTATAATGACTCATTCCTTAAGAAATATCTTACTGCTCTGATGAAGAGACAGTGGGGACAGAACTTGATTAAGTTCCAAGGTGTCAAACTTCCTGGTGGAATTGAACTTAATGGTCGTCAAATTTATGATGATGCAGAGAAAGATTTAGAAATTATTAGGGAGCAGATGTCAAATACTTATGAACTTCCTCCCCTTGATATGATAGGTTGATATCATGGTGTTAAATCCATTTTTCACACAAGGCACTTCATCCGAACAAAATCTTGTTCAGGATCTTATCAACGAACAGTTGAGAACTTATGGTGTAGAAATTTTTTACATCCCAAGAAAATTTGTTACAGAAAAGTCTGTAATTAGAGAAGTAGTTCAATCAAAGTTTGATCTTGCTTTACCTCTTGAGGCGTATGTTGATAATTACGATCAATATTCTGGCGCAGGAAATCTTTTATCAAAGTTTGGAATAGAATCAAGAGATGAGGTACGATTAGTCATCTCTAGAGAGAGATATGAAAATTACATCACACCTCTGATTGAAGATCAATCAAATATCAAATTATCTACAAGACCAAAAAATGGAGACCTAATTTGGTTCCCACTTGATGATCGTCTTTATGAGATTAAAGATATTGAATATGCTAAACCATATTATCAACTGCAAGATCTTTACACTTATGAACTTATCTGCGAGCTCTATCGTTATGAAGATGAGGTCATCGCAACAGGTATTGATGAGATTGACAATAACCTAGTTGGTGAAGAGTCTGACGGTCAAACCGACGACGGCATCAGCACCATTCAAGGTGTCACTCATACGTTAACTCTGGTTGGAACTGGTGTTACCGCTACCGCTGTCACAGGAATCATTACATCCGGTGGTGTTAGATTTATCACCATTACAAATAGAGGAGGAGGGTATGGAGAGATTCCGACAGTTGCAATATCCTCTGCTCCGTCAACAGGTATTACAGGTATTGCAACTGCTACCATGATCGGTGGTATCAACGTATGCAACCTCAACGCAAATCCAAAACTGCAGTCTGTTCAGACTGTTCCTATCATAAATCCAGGTGCAGGATATACCGTTGCACCTAAAGTCAAGTTCTATGGTGGCAAGGGAGGCACAGGTGCAGCAGCAACCTCTGGGATTGGTGATGGTGTAGTCGGAATTGTTACTCTTAGTGGTGGCGGTTCTGGTTATACTACAGCACCAACTATTACACTTTCTAATGAAGTGTTCTTATCAGGTGTTTCTACCGAGTCTGCTGAATTGGTCCCAGTCGTAAGTGCTGCTGGAACGATTAGTGCAATCAGAATCACAAACGCAGGTCTTGGTTATAGCACAGCACCAACTATCACTATCGGAAGTCCCAACATGGACTCGTCTGGAGACTTTATCTTTAATGAAGTTGTAACAGGTTCTACTAGCGGAACTACAGCAAGAGTTAGAACTTATAACTCCACCACAAATGTCCTTGAGGTTGCAAGTGTAAGTGGAACATTCACGATTGGTGAAGATATTGTAGGATCTACATCCGGTGCATCTCATGCCTTGAGGGTAATTGATACTGAACCTGACAACGACCCATTCGCTGATAATTTTGAGATTGAAACTCAAGCGGATAATATTCTTGACTTCTCCGAACAGAATCCATTCGGTATTCCCTAAATATAGTTAGTCGGACTACTTATTGTCATAAGGTCTTAACATGTTTGGATACTTTTATAACGAAATTTTGAGGAGGACAATCATATCCTTTGGAACCCTCTTCAATAATGTAACGATTCAGCAGGATAATTCTGTTGTAAAAGTTCCTCTGGCCTACGGTCCAACTCAAAAGTTTTTAGCAAGAATTGAGCAGTCACCTGATCTCAACAAACCAACGGCAATCACTCTTCCAAGAATGTCGTTTGAGTTTACAGGACTTACTTACGATCCATCTAGAAAAGTAACGACTACTCAACAGTTTACAGTTAAAGATCCTGACGACGGAACAGAGACTAAAAAGGCATTCATGCCAGTTCCATACAACATGAATTTTGAACTGGCAATCATGACCAAGTTAAATGATGATGCTCTTCAAATTGTAGAACAGATATTACCATACTTTCAACCAGCATATAACCTTACTGTTGAACTAGTATCAACAATTCAAGAAAAGAAAGATGTCCCTGTGGTTCTTGAAAATATTACCATGGAAGATGACTATGAAGGAGATTTTACAAAAAGAAGAGTCTTACTTTATACTTTGAGATTTACAGCAAAGACATACCTGTTTGGTCCTGTTTCTTCTGCAACGAAGGATATTATCAAGAAGGCAACTGTCAATTATCTCACAGGCACAGATACTTCAAATACTACAAGAGCACTTACTTATTCTGTCGAACCAAGAGCAATCAAAAATTATACAGGTGATGCAATCACTAACCTGGCAGATGATGTCACTAAGACTGCTAAGACAATCAGCGTTGATAGTGCAAGTGGTTTGAGTGAGAAGACTTATGTTGATCTGAATGGAGAGACTATCTTCATTAAATCAATTGACGGCACTAAACTTTCTGTTCTTAGAGGTCAATATAATACTGCTGCAGTCACTCACCTCAAAGGTGATGGCGTATTCGTAATTGACTCCTCAGATAATGCATTGATTGAAGAAGGTGATGACTTTGGATTTAGCGGCACTCTGACTGGAGGATTTGACGGATTATGAGTTTTAACGATTTAAACGAAACATTTAATGTCGATGGTGAAGTGGTTGTCCCTGAGGTTTCTCCCATCAAACCTAAAAAGATTACTGCTCAAGTTGATGACATCAAAAAGGATTATGAATACACTAGAGGTAATTTATATTCTATAATTGAAAAAGGTCAAGAAGCAATCAACGGTATTCTTGAATTAGCACAGGAGTCTGATCAACCTCGTGCATATGAAGTTGCAGGACAACTTATCAAGAGTGTTTCTGACGCTACAGACAAGTTGATGGATCTTCAGAAAAAACTGAAAGACGTTGAAGAAGATAAACAAGTTCGTGGTCCTTCCACAATTAATAATGCGTTGTTTGTTGGATCTACTGCAGAATTAGCAAAACTGTTGAAAGAAAAGGATAAAAAATGAGCACAGAGTTAGGAGAATTTTTTTCCCTCATAGGTAAAGCCAGACAAGAGAAGGAAGAAGAATTCCAATCTCTTGTGGGGGAGATTAATATTGACTCTTTGTTTGCAGAAGTAAAAACCTCCGTTGCCGAAGATAAAAAGAGGAAAAAGAAAAAATTAGAGGAAGACAAAAAGAAGAAGGCAAAAGAAAAAAGACAAGTAAAGGCACTTGAATCATGGTTGTACTCTGAACCTAAGGATGAGAAAAAACTTGAAATTGAAGATGCTAATGGAGATGTAGCGTTTGAAGTTGTTGATTTAATTACACCAGAACCACTCAAACCATCTGAACCAGTTGTAGAGGAGCAAGAAGAACCCGAAGAAATTTCTGAAGAAGCAGAGGAGATTCCTGAAGATACAGTTGATCATGCACTTAAAATTCTTGAGACAATCAAGTCAAAAGAAGAAGTTCAAGAGAACGTTGGTGATCCAGAAATTATTAAGATTAGAAGTGAATTAGAATATCTTAAAAATCTTGTAAATGCACAAGGTGGTGGGGGTGAAGTACGTCTTGAGTTCCTTGATGATGTTGATAGAGATACAGCATTAGTTGATGGAAAGTTCCTAAAGTATCAGGCATCAACTAAAACTTTTGTCGGTGCTGATGCTTCTGGCGGTGGTGGTGGAGATTCTGACTATGCCTCTGTGGCGGGAATCGCTACTTTTGCCACCACAGCAGGAATCGCTACTGATGCTGTTAGTGCTGGGTTTGCTAAAACTGCTGGCATATCAACAGTTTCTCAAGGACTTACTGGTACACCAAATGTTGTTATTGGTATAACCACTGCTCAAAGACTTTCTGGATTCAAATCATTAGTTGGAGCAGCAAGTTCTACAACAGAAACATTTGTCACCACAGTTGATAGCAAGACAACTAATCATCGCTATCATGGAACTGGTTCTGGTAGCGCATATTTTTTAGATGGAATTGAGTCTCCATTCCTTACACTTCTTCCCGGCAAAACATATAGATTTGATCAGTCTGACAGTTCAAATGGTGGTCATCCTCTTCGTTTTTATCTAGAGGTAGATAAGACAACAGCATATACAACTAACGTTACCACAAACGGAACTGCTGGTAGTTCTGGTGCATATACAGAGATTCTGGTTACTGATTCAACTCCACTTGTTTTACATTACCAGTGCTCCAGTCATGGATACATGGGGAATTCATCATTCCTCAACTCAAACTTAGTTGACACTCCATATCAAATTACCGCTAGAAGTGGTATAAACGTATCTGGTATTGTAACCGCTACAAGTTTTATTGGAGATATTACTGGTGACGTAACTGGAGATGTCACAGGTAATGCTGATACAGCAACGTTAGCAACCACAGCAACAAATGCTCAGGGGCTTACTGGTACACCAAACATAACTGTTGGTATCATTACAGCGGCATCCGCAGAGTTCTCAGGAAACGTCACAGTTGGTGGAACTATTACATATGAAGATGTTAAGAACGTTGATTCTCTTGGTATTGTAACAGCAAGAACTGGAATTGATGTCTTAGCGAATGGAATTAATGTTGTCGGTATATCCACAATAAGCACCGGTGTCGGAACGGTGCATGTTGGTGCAGGAAATACAACTTTATTGGTTGACGGTGATGCAAGAGTCACCGGTATTTTAACGATTGGAACTGAATCAATTACATTTGACCCTACTGCAAAACAAATTAGAGGTCTTGAAGAGATTATAATTGGTATTGCAAACACAATTACAATCAAACAAGATTCCAAAGGTGAGATTGAATTTACTGACGCAGCAGGAACTCAAAAGTCAGTTGGTATCGGAACCACAGTTTCAATTAATACATCTGGTATTATAACGGCGACAAGTTTTGTAGGTAATGTAACTGGTGATGTTACAGGAAATACCGATACCGCAACCTTAGCAACAACTGCAACTTATGCCGTCAACGCTGGTCTTGCCACCGAAGCAACATACGCTGTTACTGCTGGATTAGCAACAGAGGCAACTTATGCAGTTACTGCTGGATTAGCAACTGAAGCAACGTTTGCTTTAACAGCAGGTATATCTACTTTTGCAACTACAGCAGGTGTTGCAACTGATGTAATTGGTGGAATCGCATCCGTCACCACATTAGATGTTACAGGCGTTTCTACTTTGCCTGCTATTTCAGGTCAAAATATAAACGTTTCTGGAATAGTTACTGCAAATGCATTTATTGGTGATGGCACCGGACTAACTGGTGTTGGTGGTGGATCAGTTATTTCTGGTATTACAATCAGAGAAGAAGGTAGTACAGTAGGAACTGCCGGAACAGTTGTATCCGTCAACTTTGTCGGAGATAATATTACAGCAACTGCCTCAGGCGCGGCGGCAACAATTACGGCGTCTTCAACACCAACTTTTGACTCGGTATCTGTTGGTGTTGCAACAGTTTCTTCAGCACTTTATGTTCCGAAATATACAACTACAGCAAGAGATGCAGCAACTTTTGGAGAGGGTGCGATTATCTTTAACACCACTACAAAGAAAATGAACTTCTACGATGGAACGAACTGGATCGAACTGCCAGGCGTAACACTTGGACTTGGTATGGGAGTCTTCTAATGAAATCTTTCAAACAATTTCAAGAGTCTTGGTCTAATAAATATAAAAAGAGTATTGACTGTTCAAATCCGAAAGGATTCTCTCAGAAGGCACACTGTGCTGGACGTAAAAAAAGAGCAGCAGGTGGTAAAACCAAATCAAAACCAGTTGAATGAGCAACCCTCGTATTCCAAGAAAACCTGGGCAACCAGCAAATTCCAAAAAGCACTCTGACCTTTACACGGATGAAAATCCAAAAGGTACGATTCATGGACTTGGATTTAAGGATGTTGCAACCGCTAAAGCATCTGTTTCTAAGATTCGTAATTCATCAAGATCTCATGCTCACAAAATCCAGGCAGCAGTTGCCATGGAACAGAGAGCAAGAGAAATGGGCAA